TAAAGTCTAATGTACCATCAGCATCTTGATAAGCTACTGTAATACCTGATTCGGTATTTGAAGATACCATAGCTCCAACAGTATCTTGAATTGTTTCAGCTAGTGTTACACCACCAACAGTAATTGCATCGGCTTCTAAAGTACCGTCAATATCAGCATCGCCACTAACATCTAAACTTCCTGCATCTAACTCACCTGATAAGGTAAAGTTCCTGACACCTGTATAATCTTTGTTAGAGTCTAGTATAACTGCTTTAGAAGCTACAGCTGTACCTACAGCAGTACTACCTATATCAAGAGCATTAAGTTCACCTACAACAGCAGTAATGCCATCTAAGACATTAAGTTCTTCTGGTGTAGAAGTAATAGCTGTAGTTGAAACTGCTGCTAGTACTGGTATAGTACCTGATACATTAGGTAAAGATATTGTTCTATCTCCTGTAGCATCAATAGATGTTAAAGTTGTTTCGTGTGCATCAGCTGTAGAACCTTCAAAGATTACAGCGTTGTTAGCATCCATAGTTACACTATTAACTGTACTAAATGTACCACTTACTGATATATTAGGTACACTTAATGTTCCTGTACTTGGATTATATTTTAAATCTCCGTCTGATTCTAAACCTAAATTACCACCGTCTAAGTCTCCGCCAGCTGCAAAGATAAGAGCATTGTTTTCGTTTGTGTTTTCGTTGTCTGTAATAGTAACAGTTGTAGCTATTCCTGCTGTTCCTGTAGTATCTTGATTAAGTGTGCCGATTGTAAAGTCTAAAGTATTATCAGCATCTTGATAAGCTACTGTAATTCCTGACTCAGTATTAGAAGTAACCATAGCACCTACAGTATCAGAAATAGTTTCTGCTAAAGTAACTCCACCGATTGTAATAGCATCAGCTTCTAATGTTCCATCTATATCTGCATCACCACTAATATCTAATGTAGCTGCATCAAGCTCACCACTAATAGTAATATTTCTACCACCAGTTATGTCTTTGTTTGAATCTGTTATAATAGCTTTACTTGCTATTACTGTTCCATTTGTAATTCCGTCTATAAGATTAATGTCTGTTGCACTTGCAGTAACACCATCAAGGATATTAAGTTCTGCTGCTGTGCTAGTAACACCATCAAGGATATTAAGTTCTGCTGCTGTGCTAGTAACACCGTCAAGTATGTTAAGCTCTGCAGTTGTAGCTGTAACTCCGGCTATTGCATTTAATTCTGTAGCTGTAGCTGTGACTCCATCTAATATATTTAATTCTGCAGTTGTAACTGTAGCACCATCTAGTATTTCTAATTCTGCTTCATTTATATTAGCACTACCAATTACAAAACTTGTACCAGTAATAGCTGTACCAGTAATAGCTGCTGCACTTGCACCACCAATAACAGCACCATCTATCGTACCACCATTAATGTCTGCAGTATCTGCAACAAGACTATCTATGTTTGCTGTACCGTCAATAAATAAGTTTCTCCATTGTTGTGAAGAACTACCTAAGTCATAAGAGTCATCATCGTCAGGTATAATATTTGAATCTACATCAGCACCAAAGACAACATTGTCAGCTGCTGAGTCACCTAAAGTAAGTGTACCACCATTAAAAGTTGTAGTACCTGTAACAGTTAAATTACCACCTACTGCTACATTACCTGTAGTAGTTATTGAATCTATATAAGCATCTTTAAAATATAATGAACTTGTTCCTAAATCTAAGTCACTGTCAGCATTGGGTACTAATGCACCGTCTTGTAAAACTAATTGTTTAGCTGCTGCACTAGAAACTTCTACATAAAACTCCCAAGTATTACCACTGACTGTTATTTTATTTAAAAAGTCTATGTCACCTATCTTACCAATGTTACCACCACCACCAGCTGTTCCGTCATGTTGGTGTCCAGTACTAGATGAACTACTAGAAGAATATGCAAAAGCATTAACTAATTGATTAAATTCATTATTAAATAATGCTGCTGTTATAGTATCGCCATCTGCAAACGAACTTTGTCTAGTATATGTTTGTGCCATTGTTATAGTCTCCCTGAAGGTACATAGTCTATATATAGACCATTGATTGTGTATGGTGAATTTTGATTATCACTAAATATTTTAAAACTGTTTGTATGTCCACTACCTTGTAGTGTGACTCTTGTAATTGGTTCTGTTGGTGCTCCAAAAGTAAATCCTGAACCTAATAAAGCTGTACCAAATAATGAAGGTTTAGATATATCTATATCGTAAGCTTCTGGTTGTGGTACATCTGCTGAACCATAATCATAAAGAATTTTTAATTGTGTAGCTACATCTCCTTCTGGAGTTGCTGATATTTTTACATATTGTAAAGTCTTTAATGTTCCTAAGTCTCCGTAATCTATATCTGGAGTTGAATAAGAAGCATTTATGTTTACTGTAGCTTGTGAAGTATTTATAAAACTATCACCTATATCGTGGTTAAATGTAAAACCTGCATAGTTACCATGATAAAATTTCTCAACTCCTGATGAATCAAATCCAGAAGTAGCTGCAGCACTTGCATCTATTCCACTTGTTTCAGACCATTGAAACTGTGTAAAACCTTGTGCAGTAGTTCTAAGAGTTCCTATAATTCCTTGTGAAGAATCACCAGTTCCAGAGTTACCATAATATAAACGATACTGAGATTTATCTCTTATTACAATCGTACTTAAATTAAAAGTTCCTATACCATCTGCTATATTTTTTATAATAGGTTGTATAGCTCTACTTACTGTTCCTAACTCAACATCACCAATTCTTACTGTACCAGCTAATGTTCTTATTCCATCTGGTGCTAAAAAAACTAAGTCACCACCAATCTCTTGTATACTTTTTCCATCCAAACAACCAATGTTTTGTGTTATTGGCTGTATAGCTATTGTACTACTATTATTGATGTTTGTCAACTTATAAATACTATTTCTACAAAAAATAATTAAATCATCCCTAAAACTTCTGATACCTACTACTTGGTCATCTAGTACAATACTACCTGCACCTGAACCACTAAAGCTATCTATATCATTAGTACTGCTATAATAAATTGTGTTTGGAGCTGTAGCTGCACCAGCAACTACTAAATGTTTATCGTGTATAGTACAGAACTTAGGAAAGACAGAACCACTTACTGTTATTTCTTTAGCAAAAAAAGTTCTATTACTTAATGCTCCTGTGCCTGTCATTTTAAAATAAAAAGGCTTGACACCAGAACCTTCATCAGTTATAATTACTTCACCATATTGAGTATCACCTTCGTGAGTTATAAAGTGAGTAAAGCTTTGTGAAGTTCTAGCAGAAGCACTACGACCATCAAAGGTACTAAAGTTATCTCCACCACTAGCTACACTAGCTTTATTAATTTGTAACCAAGTTACTCCGTCTAAACTAAAATAAATATTAGTTCCTGATGAAGCTATTACTCCATCAGCATAAACATGTAAACCTAAAATACTATTAGTACTATTAGGTCTAGCTGCATCACTACCACCAAAAGCAGTAAAGCCATTAATTCTTCTATAACCACCTGAAACATCAACTTCAAAGTTGGTTAGTTCTTTAGCAAATCCGGGTCGTTTAATAAGTTCAAAAGGACTAGCACTAGTGTCTAATCCACCGTCACATGCTATAGCGTATGGTTGAGATACTGGCATTAGAAATAAGTCCTATCGTCTGTCATGTCTTTAGGACCGGGGTTCATTAGGTTTGACTTCATTTGTTTCATTGCTCTTTTAAAATCATCCATTGCAAAAGCAGCTTGTTGTGGGCTTTCTTTAAACTGCCAAGTATAGTATCTAGCTTTAGCTGTAATAAGATTACTATATTGGTCTGGTAGTGCTATTGCATCATCGTGAGCACTTAATTCGGTTGGTTTATCAAATGCATAAAAATGTACATTATAAACTTTATCTGGTATTGGGCTTAATCCAAATTTTCTATTGTCTGGAGACTTAATAACATAAATAGGTTCTCCATAGCTTTGAGAATCTGCATCATCAACATTCTCTGCATCTCTGTGATATCTAGTCCAATCAGCTAAACTTAAAAATTTTAATCCTCTAGATACAAAAGGTGCTGTTTCACCACTAACATTAATTGTAGTAATATAAAAATCATCCCAGTCTATAGATGCAAAATCATCTATGATACTTGAGCTTCCTGCTTTTAGTGTATACCATCTTGTTCCTGCCACTGAAGCTACTGTAGTGTTACCATAGAAAGGGTCAGTGCTTCCGCTTACTCCAGCAGAAAAGAAAGGTAATTGAGGTTCTTCATTAGCTATGTCATTAATAGATTTATTAATAACTTGTTTTACAAACTGCTGTATTCCTATAGCAGTTGAAAAATTTGATGATGTAAGTACTACCTCATTTAATTCTCTTAGTACTTCATTAGTTAATGTTAAATAGGTTTTAGCCATTATGCTTTTCCTTTAGCTTTTTTCTGTGCTGTTTTACTTAATTCTTTAAGATGAAATAATTTTACACTTGTTTTAGTATGTGATTTATTTGTATGTAAAGAACCATCTGGCATTTTATGAGAGCTACCTTTATGTTCAGTACCATCTCTTTTGTAGTGCTTAACTCCTTTCATTTTAATTAGGTTTAGCTACAGGCATTACACTAGCGTTACCACCAGCACTATACATACTTCTACCGCCTTTCATCATTTTCTTTTTAGCCATACCACCAGCCAT